ACTGACTATCCAAAAGTTTGGAATGAACTCACACAAGAAATTGATTTCCAACGCAGAAAGCAGCTCGCAATAAAACTGCGTGAAACAAACATCCCTACTTATGACCGCAAAGCTTATAAAACTAAGCGCGGCTTCACCGGCTCTAGATGAGGATAAGAAAAATGGCGTTACCGATTATTACTGCTGACCAAACTTTATTGGTTCAAGCAATTATTGTGTACCTATACGCTGATCCGGGTTTAGGTAAATCATCGATGGGCTTTACTGCGGAAAAAGCAATTTCTTTTGACTTTGACCGTGGTGCTCACCGTACTGGTGAATTACGTCGTGGTGCAGTTGTACAGGTTCATCAATGGAGTGATGTTGCAAACCTTACTCCGCAGGACTTAGCACCATATAAAACCGTAGTCATTGATACCGTGGGTGCAATGCTTGAATGCATTAAAACCCACCTGTTACTTACGGCAAATAACCGTCAAAAAGATGGTTCTTTAAAGTTAAAGGCTCAAGGATTAGCGAACCAAACGTTCAAGCAATACATCAATACTTTGATCAGTTTAGGTAAAGATGTTGTTTTCATTGCACACGCATCAGAAGATCAAAACGGTGATCAAATTATTTACCGCCCAGATCTAGGTGGTAAAAACCGTAACGAGCTTTACCGTATCGCAGATGTCATGGGTTATCTAACAACTGTTACTACTGGTGAAGGTAAAAATGCCCGCGTTATTAATTTCAAACCTTCGCCTACACATCATGCGAAAAACTCAGGTGCTTTAGGCGGTGAAACCGGTGAAGTATGGGTACCTGATCTTAAAGCACACCCTACTTTCTTGGCTGACCTGATTACTCAAGCTAAAGATCACATTAACACCTTAACGCCTGCACAACTTGCAGCAGCTAAAGCCCAAGAAGAGCTAGAAAACTGGAAACAAAGCTGTGAAGAAGCTGAGCATGCAGGTGACCTTAATCAATTAACTGAGTCGCTTGATAAAGAACACATGTATTACCAGAACATGCGCCAAGCAATGTTAATGAGAGCTAAAGCATTGAATTGCACGTTTGATAAACAACGTGGCACTTGGATTAGTCCACCTGAATTTAACGGCATCTCAGATCAACAAAGAGACGAACTTCAAAACTTTATTGCTGAACGTGGCCTAGACGTAAAAACAGTATGTGAGCACTTAGGTATCGATGCCCTTATTCAAATTGAAGCGGCAAAACTTAAGGCAGTTAAACAAGAAATTGAAACCTTAGCGAAAACGGGGATGACAGCATGAAAAATATTTTAACTGCTCAAGAAGCATTTGCAGCACTTCAAAAAGGTAAAACTGTTCTATGTCGTCCTATTGGAGACATGTTGGACTTTTCTGACTTAGATCAATTCCCCGCTTCTGTTTTTGGTAAACCGGGTTTTGAATTCTGCATCAAAATCGAAACTATTGAGCTGGCTGGCATTACATTCACAAAGCCATTAACTATTGATGAATATGAGGAAGGACAGGATGTTTTTGTAATTACTACATATTCGCCTTCTATTTACGTCGTGAATTTTAGAACCACCGCATTAATTGAATCTATTAATAGCGGCTTTGTTCAACGTGATGCAGAAAACGCCAAGCTTCAATTAAAAGCACTATCTAAAGCGTTAGGTTTTGAAGTTAGTGACGATTTTAGTGTTATTCGCCTAGGTGACGAACCAAAGAAACAGCGTGCTAAGAAATCAAAAGGTGCACAGACAGTAGTTGTAGAAAAGACTTCTGAAATTGTTGATGAAGTTAAACAACCTACAATTGTTATTACTGAGCAAACAAATGTAACTACTTCTGAAGACTCATTGGTGCAATCCGAAGATATTTCAGAAAATATAGGATCAGCTTTAGATAGTGCGATTGTTATTACAGAACAACCTTATGTGTCTTCACCTGAAGATTTTTTAACTCAGCCTACACCTGAGCAAGAAAAAAACAATGAGTATCAGCAAACCCTAGATACTCTTCTACAGCGTGTAAAAGAGTCAAAAACACCTGCAGAAGTAAATGCGGTTTATCGTTATACCCGCACATGGGATGACGAACAAATGAAGCCTATCCTTCTCGCCACTCACAAACGTCTTGAAGAGCTAGAAAAAGAAAAGGCATCTGCTAATGAGCCACCCTCTTTAATGGTTCAAATCCAAACTGCACCAGACCTTACAACGCTAGATGCTTTGGAAATAGACGTGGCTGCACGAGATCCGCAGATTCAACCGAAGCTAATGGGCTATATAAGAAAACGCCGCTATGAATTAGAAAATCCAGCAGTTTCTCAACCAGAAGCAGAGCCTGATTTTCTATTAGGAGACGGTTTCTAGAATGAAAGACCAATTCAAGAAAGTGAATAACAAGCACTTACTTGGTTTTACTAATTACTTGCACTTGCTGGGCTTTGTAATAGTCCAGCAAGGGTTAAACCAAGCAATGCTTTTAACGAAACATTATGCCGTACCAGTAGCTTGGCGCCGCATAACAATAGACTACAACAACCGGTTAAATAAACCCGCTCAGCAGCTTTATAAAGAGTTTGTTGAGTGGACTAAAGAAGAATATGCAGAGATGGTGGCTTAAATGACAGGTAATGAACGTATCCCTTTTGAATCACAATTCAAAACTACAGAAATTTTTAAACGTGAAAGTGCTATTCGTAAAAATGACATCCTAGCATTCAGTGAAACAATGAATGGCTATTTCAATATTGTAACTAATGATGCTTGGCAGTTATGGAATAAAGCCAAAGCCGAGACGGTGCCAGAGGGTTACTGTTTGGTACCGAAAGAGATTCCAGACAGCGTTGTTAGCTGTTTAGAAAATAGTGGATTCCATTGGGGCGATGGGACTCGTGATCATTACACGCCTATTTATTCTTTGATGGTTGAAGTGGCAAGCGAATCGGGAGCTGAGGGATGAGTGAATTATATAGCAGTCAAGCTGTCAAAGATGTTCTTAATGAAAGAGAACGCCAAATTATAAAAGAAGGGTATTTACCTGAATTTGATAATCTCTATGAAGCAAATGAATTGCCACGAGCTGCATCTTGTTACGTTGATCATGTAGTAAGTAGAGGTTGGGTTTATAACAGCAAAGATTTCGGCCCCGAAGTGTATATGGATGAGGATGCTGCAGGATGGTGGCCTTTTGCTGATACTTTCTGGAAACCAAAAAGCCCAAGACAAGATTTGGTTCGTGCAGCCGCTTTATTAATTGCGGAGATTGAGCGTCTTGATCGAGAAGTTAAAGCGGAAAGTAAGGAGGAGTAAATGTTAAAAGATCTGAGAAATCTATCTGATGCAGAGCAACAAGAATATTTGGATCGCTTCATAATGGCTAATGAAGAACAGAAGTTCCCTCAAGAGGTTGTGGCACTTTATTTAGATTGCTCGCCTTGGACATTAGCTAGAATGCGTTGTGATCAATCATCACTGCCTTTCTCGAAAATTGGAAGACGTGTTTCATATAAAAAGAAGGACGTTTTGAAGTATGAGCAAAGCAAGACTGTGCTTAATACAGCACAGCTTGCAACAGTTTAAGGCGGTTAGACCGCCTTTATTTCTTTTAATCTTTCTGCCCATACAGATTGGTAATTAAAGCAATCAATCTTACCTTGATACACCGCTTCAATCATGTTCATTGAAGCTCTTAATTCCTCATCTGGAATTTGAACATAACCACCTGTCACATCAATTCTTGGTTTAGCCGTGTGATTAAGAAGTCTTTTTGTCACATAAATATTAAATCTTAAAAGGTTGCATATAGTGGCAAATGTACGACGGAAATCATGCATTGAAACGTAATAGTCAACTTCCTTACCCACTCTATTCAATAATGTATCTACCTTAGTTGCATGCATATTCCACGAAGTAGGCATCTTAGTAGCTGGGAAAACCCAATCGTTTTCTCTTAATAACCAACGTTCACGCAAAATACTGTGTAGATGATCACCAATAGGAAAAGTATGATCTGAACCATTTTTGGTATCTCTAAAAGTTAAGGTACCATTTTTAATATCTACATCAGACCACTTTAAACAACATGCCTCCTGTTTACGGCATCCCGTATACATGCACATCAATACAATATCCCGATGCGTGTTAGACCTAGCAGTATTTTCCAGATTTAACTCATCTTCATAATGAAGCACTGCATTGTAATATTTGTGAATGATGTCTTTATGGAGATGTCTATCCCTACTTTCTATTTTATTCCAACCTCTTGTTACGGAAATAATGTCAACTGGATTACTTTTAAGAATCGGGTTCTCATCTGTTGAATAAAGAACATGAATATACTTCCATAAGGTACCTAAAAGAGATACAGCACCATTTGCTGACGACTCACTTACTTCTGATACCTCAATAAATCGATCCAGTACTTCTTGCTTAGATATCTGGAAAAGCTTTTTGTTGCCCCACCCCAAATATAAATCAAAATACTTACGGTACTGCCTAATTGTTTTTGGTCTAAAGTCATTTCTATCAATATAAATTTGAAGGGCTTCATTCACTGTAATATCTAAAGGATTAGCAACATTCTTTAATTTGATAGGCTTTTCATATTCATTGTTTGAAATTTTCGCCAGAATCATCTGAGCTTTTGCTCGAGCATTTGTTGCAGGAATATCGGTAGTTTTGCCAATTGTCACTCGATAGAGTTCACCTTCATGCCTCCTTTCAACAATATAGGTTTTACTTTTATTAGTTACCCGAACTGCAAAACCGATTAGTTCTGCATCTCTATATATTTTTTGACCTTTTTCAGTTAATGGAATAGCATCAACAGTAGATTTGTTGAGTTTCAT